TGCAGCTCCTCGAGGCTCTTGTACGGGTAGCCGGTCGGACCTCGAAGGATGATGTCCTCGGTGTCTACGTGCGGAGATCCTGGGAAGATCACCCTGGGCGATTTACCCCAGAGCAATGGCTGAGATCTCAGGTCCTGGAGGACAGGCTCGACGGTAAACTGGCCACCTATTTTGTGGAAGTACTTCATGACTTCGCCCAGTTGTTGAGCGCGGTCATCCATCGACTGAGGCCTGGCAGCTGGCGTTCGAGCTTGAGCTGCTGCTCCAGGTTCATGATGATGACCTTGTTGTTCTGATCGAGGCGCTTGTACAGCTCAACCAGCTTGGCGTCATCATCCATGCATCTGCCTCGATGCCGGCACAGCCTGGTCAGGGACACGATGGTTTCCTCGTTGGTCATCTCTGCCTGCAAGATCTTGTCAGTGTCATCGTTCATACCGGCAGCTCCAGGAACCAGTGCCACACCAGCTCAATATCAAGCGGTGGCGGTGGTCCAGACTGCACCGTGCTGATGAACTTCAACAGCTGGTGGTCCTGTTTATCGATCGGTTGGCCAGTGCCAATGCAGCGGATGGTCACCCTCATCACTGGCTTGCTGGTGTCGTGCATCACCCACATGTATGGCTTTTCGTTTTGCCTCTGGATCGACAGGATGTCGCAGTCCTGGAACAGCTCGACATCTTGACGGTCGGTGACCTTCAGTGGGTACTTGTAGATTACGTTCATATCTTTCTCCGGATCCTGCGCTTAGTGGCGGTGTTAACTCTTACGTTCTGGTTCTGGGCATACTTGTGTGACCTGGCACTGCGCGGTGCTACGTTGATGGTTGGTGGAATGCTCGGGCCGTGGTCCTTCTTGACCATCTTCGGGAACAGCTCGGTGAATCCCCAGATCACAGCATCAGCTCGGTCGGGCGATCGCAGGCCAACGTAACCGCTCTGAAGCATGGCCAGCAGCTGCTCCTCGATCTCTGGGAAGTATCCGATGTGATGAATCTTGCGCTGCTCGTAGATGGCGCTGATCGGCTCGGCTCGAACCTCCTTGCCTCGGCTGGCAGTGACTGCGGTGTATGGCAGCTTGTTGTCCTGGGCCTGGATGACAGCGCGGACCATGTCACCGCCATAGTTGACCTCGCCAACGATGCGATCAGCAGCATGCCGGTCGAATGCATCGGCAGCGATCTGCCCCCAGACTTCGGGTGGGTACTTGCCTGAGAGATCCTCGAGCAGGTACCCGTGTCCATCCGTACCAAGGGCGACGACAACAATCCCGACTTCGTCTGATCGCTTGTCTTCTGGTCCCTTGGTTCCGGATGGATCCACGGCAACAACAATACGAAGCCACTGGGGCAGCTTCTCTCCTTCCTGTCCGAGCACTCGATTCTGCGCGAGTAGCTCCTCGGTCCACAACGCACCCTCGGCATCCTCGGCAAACTGGCCATAGAGAAACCGCTTCTTCGCAGCCTCTCCCAGTTGCTCGAGTTGTGCCAGGTACTTGGGGTCCAGGTTGGCCGCATTGCCGTGCGGGTTCATGGTTAAGTAATTGAAATCGAACTCAGGTAGCCGGTGGTGTGGTGGCTCCGGATCCTTCTTATCGATGAAGCGGATGTAGGACCAGTGCCGCTTGCTCGGCGGGTTCAAATCATAATAGGCCTTCAGCTTCAGGCCCTGGTGCCTGGCAATCAGCTTGTCGTCCTTGTCGTACTCTTCCCAGCTGGTCTTCTGGGCCAGCCTGGTCAGTGCTGTCTCGACCGACTTCCAGGGGATCTGGCTGCACTCGTTGAAAAACATCGACGCATACTCGTGTCCCAGGACCTTCTCTACGCGCTTCTCCTCATCGAGGCCACTCACCCATACCTCGGATCCGTTCGGCAGCTTGTAGTACCAGTCAGTCTTGTCGAGCATGTCATCTGCGCTCGGCAGCTCGGGGAAGCACAGGCGCACGACCTTCGGGATGGTGTCCAGGCCGATGGCAGTCTTGCATACGTTGAATCGATACCTGGCGATCAGGTGCCTGGAGTTCGGTGTCTTGCATGCCCTCATGAAGATGGCACGACAGATCAGGAAGGTTTTGCCCGAGCGAGATCCACCACCCAGGGCGCAGTGCGTGGCGTCAGCGGCCAGGTTATTCATAGCCGACATCTGGTCAGACGTCAGCTGGTATTGGAACTTCGCGGGTGCCTCTTCGGCTACGGCTGCTACCATAACCGGATCCTACTACAAGTGAGCGTCCTGGGCGCAATACATCTGCACGACAATCGTACCGCTGCCGGCATGCTGGTGCTCACCGAATGCGTTGTGGAATTTCATCATCATGTCCAGGTACTTGCCCTTGTCCTTGCCGTACTTCACCTTGCAAATATGCTCGAAGCTCTCCGGATCCTGGCGGTCAATCACCATCTCGATCTCGTGGACCATCTTCCTGGTCGGCGCGTCCATCTCCCACAGCTCGAGCAGCTTGCCATCTTCATCGAACATGTTGATCGGATCGAAGAACGCCAGCTCACCCACTTCCTGGACAGTTTCCTCGAAACCGCGCACCAGGTTCTTGTGGCCGATAACCCGTAGCTCACGCATTCGCTGCATAACATCAGTATTTCTCAGTAGCTTCCAGGCATTCGATGCGGCGGTGTTGTCCTGCACTTTCGGCCAGACAGACAGGTAAGCCTGGGTACCATTCTCCCCGTTGAGCAGGTAGGTAGTGATGAACTTGTCGTGCTTCAAAGCCAGGGTAGTCGCAGCACGTTTGGTCGCGGCCCTCTTTTTGGCCAGGGCAGTCAGTGGTTTCCTTTTAGCTGCCATCGATCTGCACCAGGCGGGAGACAATTCGTTTCACGACAGCGAAGCCTGCCTGCTGGTCTGTTCGTTCTTCGTGTACGGCGTTCACTTCCTCCATGAGCCTGGCCTTGAAGATCCCGTACAACAGGTTCTCGCGGTCACTTACCACGATCAACGACTCACCACAGTTAGCACAGATCGACCACTTCCCATCGATGGTGTAGGACCGTTTGATTTCTGGGTGGCTGCAGGATGACTCAGTCATGGCTTTTCTTTTTCCCACGAGTTCTCTTCAGCAGCTGGGCCGGTGACTCGAACTTGCCTGGGTCTTCATTGGTCGGTCCATGGTCGTCGCCTTGCCCTGGTGTCGGGTTGGTGGTCTGGCCGTGCGACCAGTGCATGAAGTCCATCAACGTGGTCTTGCTCGGGAGCCAGCCAGTGTGTCCGATGAAGTCGGCCAGCAGCTCATCGAACTTCTGGTGCAGCTCAACGTGTCGTGCCTTGTGGTCTTCGAGATTCATATTCCCTTCAGCTTACGGTCGTACCAGATCATTGCTGCCATCTGGTTGCCGTAGAACGGTGAATGATTGGCTACTTCCAGGTCGTCCATCGTGATTCCAACCAGGTGGTTGCAAACGAAGTGATCGGATGGCCGCTGGTAGTGAGTGTTCCCCAGGATGTAGGTGGCTGATGCTGGGTGAATGAAGGTATCCAGCTCCAGGACATTGTTGGGTGGCTCCGCGGTGGCTGCGATGTCTCCACCCAGGTGGTCGATGATGTACGGCTCGTCCACTCCAATCACAGGGATTCCCTCTGGGATTCGGGCTTGCGTTGGCGCTTCGATGATTTGCAGATCCCAGTGTGCGTGAGCACAGACCGTTTGGTAATGGCACCTGGAGATTCGCCGGTCGTCATGGACCCTGTGCTCGTATTCTTCGATGGGCCAGAAGCCAATAATTGTGACCAGGGGATCTCCGGAGTCTCGAAACGAAATCGAGAGGCGCTCCTGGTGGCCGCAGTGCTCACATCTCTCGTCGTACATCACAGCTCCCTCAAGGTGATGATGCATTTACCTGGTGACTCGACGCCTCGTTTATGCATGAGAAGGCAGTCCACAATTTCATCGTCCTCCCAGATCTTGGCGTAGGTCATGGCATCGAAGAGGCACTTCAGTGGGTTGTCGATGTCGCGCTTGCGTCGATCGGGCGCCCATAGCTCAACTTCCATCGACACCCTGCCGGTGATCGTGTTGATTTTATTGATCAATTTGTGGCGCAGGACCTCGGCACGAAACGCCATGCCTGGCTGGTCTACCGCAACTCTCACGGCTCGACCTTGACACCACTTCGTGTAGTAGTCGTTGACACTGGGTGGATAGGTCAGCTCGATTGTGATCATGCAGCTCTCCGGATCCGAGAAATACTATCACTTTACGTGTTGAGAATACAGCAGGTAAACCTCGGCCTCCGCACCGTTGGGCATGACCATGATCGAGCAGACCTGCTCCGTTTGTCGCTGGCACTTGTGGATCTCAATCATGATTTCGCGAACCTGCCGCGGGAGTGGGTCCATCACCTGGGAGGCAATGAACCCGAGGAACATCATCCCGAGGCAGATCGCGCCGAGTACATACCAGTCATTGATTGGTTTGTACCCGTTGACAATCACTCGAGAACTTTCCAAACGGAGACCGCTGCGGTGTGCGCGATCAGCTGTTGAAAGTGGTAGGCCTGGTCCCGCAGATCATTGATCTCGAGATCCTTGCCGGCCTCGTTCTTGACCAGGTTGCCGCACTCACGCCGGCTGGCCTCGAGTTCCGTGCTCAGTCGGTCGGCTGCAGCCTCGGCCTTCGCAGCTCGTTTGGCGGTGGCAATGACCTCGCGCCGACTGGTACCGAGTTCAGTGGTCAGACTATCGACCTCCGGTGTCAGGTCAGGATTGTGGTCGCCGTTCAGTTTTTTCCGCAGCCTTCCGTTCAACATCTTCTCGGATTGCAGCGACGTCTTCAGTTGTATAATTTCAGTTCTCATGTTCATGGTTATTTTCTCCGGATTACTAAAGTAACAGCGCCATGCATATCACGGCACTGATTGTTACACCGACAGCGAGGCCCAAAAGGAACCCCATGCGGTGGGAAATTCTCAACGCCTGGTCGAGACCTGGGTTAAGTCCTGGGTCAATCTTCATCGGGTGGTATCGTCATGTCGGTGATGTCCTCGCGCAGCGTTTCGTTCTCCACGCCCTGCAGCTTGATGTGCTGGATGGCGATGTCGATGGTGTTGCGCTGGCGCGTTGTTAGTTCAGGGTCATTCGACAGTCGGTTCAGCTCCTTCAGTACTGCGTCACTGTTCATATTTTTATCAACTCCTTCTCGATTAGTTTGATTCGGGTGCGCCTGGCGCCCTCGTAGAACATGACTCGGATCTGGCAGTCATCGAAATCCGTACTGAGCCAGGACATTCGGTTGTCAACAACATCGTGGCAGCTGCTGCACCCGTAGGCACCTTCAGTGTCTGGATATTTGAGTGCCAGTCCGGACCCGCTCGGGTCATGACAGAACACCACGGTCGCATCATCACGATTGCACACACCAGGGATCCGGATCAGGCACTGCTCCATCCTGGCGCTGTCGGTGATCTTGCTCATGGCTTCGGCATCCAGGTTCTCTGGATTATTTCCCCGCACTTCTGGCAGTGGGGTCCGCTCTGGTGTTTGACCCTCGCACCGCAACCAGTCATCCAGAATGTTTTGTGG